GACTTCTAATCTGTAGGTTGCAGGTTCGAGTCCTGCAGGGATCGCCATTTTTTCTCTTGTAAAATCAAAGTGTTCCGCGTCGTTCTCTATTTGTCCGAAATTGAGTTAGTCACTACCCCTAGAAAAGTTAGTCACTGTGCCGCCTAGATCAGCACGGTTGATTTTGTCAATAGCCATTTTTGCATTCCTGCGCTGGCGGGTGTATTTCTGGACCATTGCTACCGTTTCATGCCCGACAATATCCGCAATCTCTTCCCACGTTAGGCCAAGTTCCTTTAACCGGGTAGCTGCGGCATATCTTCCGCCGTGTGACGTGAAATCATCTGGCAGGCCCGCGGCCCGGTAAGCTTTGCGCATCAGCTTCGAAAACGCTGTTGCATCCATCTGCATGCCCATGGGCGACGGAACAAGGTTCATGCTGTTGGTGTTTACGAGCCAAGCGTCGAGAGCGTCTTTCAACCTGTTGGCGACCGGTATATCAAGTCTCTTGCCAGTCTTACTTTGCACGACGGAAACAACATTCGAACGGATATGATTGCGCGTCATCGTGCGGACGTCACCTGATCGCTGTCCGGTGTTCAGAAGCAACTCAAACGCTGCCCTTTCCTTCGTTCCCAATCCCCAATAAGCGCGAAACTGATCAATCTCGTATTCTTCCCATGGTCGGTGTCCATCGCCTTCTTTCAGGCGCTTGAACCGTGTTGCCGGGTTGACTTGAACATATTCCATATCAACAGCAAACTGCATCAGAAGCCGCAAAGTGGTCAGTAGGTTGTTTGTGTCTCGCGGCGTGTCGGCTCCGGCATTTCGGATGCTGAGAACCAGACGGCGACTGATCGATGTAACGTGCTTTGATCCGCATATTCTGCCGATCTTATCAAGCAGCCTGTGGTATTCCTTTTGGGTGCGCGGCTTCAATTGCTTGAAGCTTGGGCTGCTTTTGTATTGCGTGATCAGGTCGTGCATGGACCCTTTGACGATACCAGGGGCACTTGTTTCAAAGCTGCGGTGAATGCTTTGATAAGCTTTCAGCCATTCATCTGATCCTACATCACCTTTGATACGGATTTTCTGACCATCCCTGCGATAGTAAGTATAAACCTTACCCTTGCTGGTGTATGAATTCACGTAGGGAAGTTCGATTGAGACCATCGCAAATATCGTCCACGCTGTGCGATCCGTCGTATTCCTCGTTATAGGCCGTTGTCAGGCCGGATCGCCGATTAAGGTAAGCTTCCACAGCAACGCTGTCCCACCCAAAGTCTGGGTCTTTTTTTGGAAATCCGTCAAGCTTGCTGATCTTCCGGTGCATCGTGTTAGGTGTGCATCCAAGGTGCCGCGCAAGCTGCCAGTCTGTCCAGTAGCGCGGATCAGGGACGAACTCTGGTAGTTTCCTTGCAACCATTCAGTCCTCCACCTCCAAACCGATCGACACTGCCATTGCCGCTGCAATGCGTTTGGTATCAGCGCGCGTCAAATGAACATAACCCGGGCCGCTTGTTTCTTTGAATAGCGTTGCGGCCATTGTGTCGATATCTTCCTTGGTGAGCGTGCCTTCGTTTCCGGTGAAAACAGGGTCGCTACGCAAAGCTACATACTCGCCATTGCGCCCGCATTTTTCTACGTCCACTACTGCCTTACGCATGGCTGGCCTCCATTAGTTCGTCGGGGATTTCGATTTCGTCTTTCTCGTGGATCGCGAACACAATGCAGCGCATCGCCGCGACGAGCGGTTTGACGTGTTCAAAATCAGGCCCTTCAAACTGATCAAGGTCCGGATTGTAGTATGCGGCACTGCATCCATATGGGCCGACGTTGAGTTGAAGTGAATTCTTCTCGATTTCTGGCCCACCATGCGCCCAATTGCCGGATGGGTCGAACTCGTTTCCACGAATTTGTATTAACTTATCATCAGCACGGCAAACGAACCCAATATTCTTAAAACACCACATGGTATCGAATTCCGTCTCCACCTCGTCAATGCCAATTGCTAAAGCATAATTCAGCGCCCGCCCTTCAAGCTCGGATACCTTGACTTTCACGACACCACCTCCACGCGTTCAAAATCCAATTTCTCAATCCGGTCATTCGCGGCAAAGATTGCTTCTTTGCCGTCCGGGCTGCGCCACCCGCGATAACCGTTTACAGTTGCGCGGGCCCATCCATGGTCGAGGACCATATGCAGGTCGGCGGCTGTTCTGTTGGGGGCTTTGATGAGGATCATGATACAGCTCCTTCAACGAAGTCATGAGCATGAACGTAAGCTTCTCCGATCCGTTTAACTCGCCCTGCGAGCCTCATATATCGCGCTATGATGAAGCGCCCAGCGATCTCACACCTGCGTCCTTCGATTGTCACCATCTCACCTTTACTGAACAGCAATGTTTCCTCGTTCAGAGCTACATCACGATTTAGCGTATAGGTGCCGCCAATCTTGATTGTCTCGTGGTCTGGAATTTGCAAAGGACAAGTCACGCTGCATTCTCCTGGTACGGCAGCGAGACACCAATTTCCTCTCGCGCCCATGTTTCGATTTTGGTCTGATAGTCCGCCATCTGTGCGGTGTTGAGCCATGTTGAACTGACCCGGTCGTATAGATCGTTCAGGAACATCGCGGCTTCTTTCGACATGCCGGCATCACGCAGGGCCATGATGGCAAGGTGCTTCTGTGTGGTTTCTTCGTGGCCGTCGACCAGCAGAATGCCGAGAAGGAACTTTTCCTTGCACATGCGCTTTACGTCATCGACGGAATAGCCCGTCTCATCGCTGATCATCGCCACCAGCTTGTGGTATCGGCTGTTCTGGGGCAGGGACCGTTTTTTCTTGTAGGCCCGCATCACGATTTCGACCGGCTTTTTCGGGTCCAGTGGAAGCTGGCGGATCTGGCTGATAGCGAAATCGCGGTTCAGCTCGTTGCGGAGGATGACGGTTTTAGTCATGCCGCCGCCCTTTCCTTGATCATCTGATCGACGTTGATCAGGTGGGGCTTAAACGATACCACCCATACCCACGGGTTTGCGTCCCAGCTTTCGGGCCCGTTGATCGAAGTCCAAAGGTGTTGGAAGCACTCGTGTGGCAGGTTGGCCGTGCATCCGCCGATTGCAGAGGCGTGTTCAAGCGCCTCTTGGTAAAAGTCGGTTTCGACGATCCCTTCTGCCCAGCAATCAGGCGGGCAGATATCCTGCAAGCGTTCAACCTTGATATCGGTGATTTCAAGCGTAATTCGCGAGAAGTTGCGGAACATAAAAATTGACGGGAACCAACTGGCCCCGGGGATATCATTGCTAGCACGATATTCAATCTTGCCATCAAGTGCCTTCAAGGCATCTTGCGTTGTCCATACGCCTGTCCCGGTGTGCGTCCATGTTTCTTTTGCATACAGAAGATCGCCGGGCTTGCCGTAGGGGCAATATTCAACAACACCGAACTCACGACCGTTGAATTTTTCATATGGGAAGTTCGAGAAGCAAGCGCTACGCTTGCCCTTCAGGTCGAACTGCCATGAAACACCAGTGTCGACTGGCTGTGGTTTGATTATCCGTCGCGTCTGCGTCTTGCCTGTGCCGTGGGTCTCGATTTCGCGCAACGTGGCCTGAACCATCGCTGCATTCATCAGTATCGGCTTTACGTTACGCATCCTCTAACTCCTCCGACTTGCTCCACTCCTGTTCGCACCATTCCCGAAGGTTAAAGCCGAGCAGGGCGTTGAATGAATCCCGTCCGATAGCGTGGCGGGCATGTTCCCCGGTCCTGTGGCATACAGAACAAAGAGGGGCGACGTATCTGTGATCCCGGCGGCCTCCACACGGTTCCTTTTCGTGGTGAAGTTCGACGGGCTTGGTCCCGCAGCACAGGCAGAACATTTGCGCGATCCGGTTAGCGTGGCGCTTTTCTTGCGCGGTCATTGGTGCAGATCGGCGCGGTTTGATCCGGTTGTGCTTGCGGGTTTTGGGGATCATCGCTTGTACCCCAAGTAATGCAGGCGGTTTGCAACGGCGGTGCGCATCATCTGCACCAGTTGCGGGTCCATAGTTTCGATCTCCGGCTTGTTCTGCCGTGACAGGTGCATGACCTGCTCAATGTCGTTTGCGTTCTCGATCATCGCGCAGAACGCCACCTTGAAATCATCCTGTGTCGTGACGTACAGCGAATGAACCATTACGCGGCCTCCGCCTTGAGCATGGCGACTAGACGATCAATGTTGGCGTTGACCTCTTTGATCTGCTCAAGCAAACGGCCTTGGTATTCCTCGTCTGCCTCGATCCGGCGCACGAACGGCGGCAATTCTGGGTGGAAGAACAGAAGGTCATTCCACTTGCGCCCGGTGACGAGCATTTCGCCCTGCACCTGCGCGAAGTATTTCTTGATCTCTTTCTCGTCATCCATCGCGCCGACGTGGGCCTTGGACATCAGGCACTTGATTTGCAACAGACCGTCATCGCCAACCAATCCGTCAGGGCTGCATCCAAAGGTCTTGTCGTCCGTGACGCAGAACCCAACCTGCTCAACCGGGATTCCGCGAAAGAACGAATACCAGGATCGCGCTTGATCCTCGATCTCGTGTCCGCGCTCTGTGGCATAGTTGCCACCAAACACATCAATCGGTCGGCCATAGAAGCGGTTGGCGGCCTTCTGCCAGGCATATGGAACGGCTTGGGCTGAAAGTTCCTGCTTCTTCGGCGTCAACAAGTTTGAGAACTCGCTGGCAGTCGGGATGCCTGAGCGCAGGACATCCCATTCGTCAGAGTTCTGCTCTACGTCAAAGACAATCATGCTGCTTTGCCTTTGCTGGCTTCGGTCAGCTTCTTGTTCAGCAGTGCAATCGCCCGTTCGAACTGAAATTCCGTCATTTCCTCGGTCGATCCGACCTTGAAGGCATTGAGGAATGCGGGTTCATCGAAACCGACTGCCTCTTTAACTTCCTTGATCTTGTCGAGGAGCATCTGATGATGAGCAACGGAAACACCCGGATCAGTGTCGCTAGTTGCATGCCCGTCGTCATCCAGCTCCTGCGCAGCAAGTCCAGTGGCAGAAAGGAACGTGTAACGCTGCAAATACTTCACAGCGGAGCCAAGAGCCTGAATGTTGTTCTTGCCCCCGCTATCATCTCGACCTGATTGCAGCGATGTGCCGGTGCTGTGTCCGGCCTCATGGGTAATGATGCAGGTGACTTTAACCATGCCACCCTCAAGTTGTTCTGTTTCCCAAGTATGGGACAGGCCTTGCGCCGCCATTGCGGGGGCAACGGTCTTAACGATATGGTCAAGCGTTTCATGGCGATATTCAGTTGCTTTCCCGCCATTTTTGCCCTCATAATAAACGCGCTTGTTCTTGTAGATTTCCGGGCAGTTCTTCTTGAATTCGGACATAGCCGCCAGAAAGGCCTTTTTTGCCTCTTTCGCGTCCATCCGGTCCTGAAAATCCATCAGCGCGTTAAGCTGTGTGGCATCCATGCCGCGCTCTACTGCGCTGGCGATGATCGAAAGCGGGCTCATTTGTTCTTTGACAGCAACGTCCCGGCCTTCTGCTTCAACGATTTCGGTTTTATCGGTCATTGGTTTGGTCCTTGGCTTTGAGGAGAACAGCAAACGCAGCGGTCAATTCTTCTGGAATTTCACCTTCTGCATGCAGTTCTTCGATGCTGCGGTTCATGTTTTCTTCATCAACCAAAACAAGCAGGTCCTCTACTTTTCTTGTCAGCCCTTCCAACGCCCCAACCAGTTCAGTGATGAGGGCGGATTGGGATTCCAGAACACGAGCAGCTTTTATCAGAACGTTCACGTCGATCTGGGCGGTGATTTCCGGCCCGTCCGCCATGTCCCGCAGATAGCGGGGAATATCTTTCACAGCTTCACTCATCACTGAAACATCCTTCTGTGCGCCAACCACTTTCTGATCGGGCGGGTGAATTTGTGGAATAGGGCGGTCATTGGACGCCTGCCTTGCGTGTTGACCATTCGACGGTGTAATGAGTTGTAACCATCATCGGGCTGTCGCAGTTCGGGCAGTCGTCTTCATGCGTCTCACCATCGCCGCGATAGTCTTCCATTTCCGGCTGATACTCATAGCCGCAGGTCGGGCATTTGATCCGGTCGCGTTCCTCGGTATCGTCATGTTCGCTACTGTCGTAGCCATCCCGTGCAGCCGCCTTGTTGGCGCGGTCGCAAGGCTGGCATCGGAACCCTTCGCGATGACCCCATGGAATCTCGGTGATCTTTGAGCGATGCGTGCCACACTGGACGCACACGTCATGCTTTTCACACCGTTGCGCCCTGTAATTCGGCTCTGTCCCATCGCAAACAAAACATTCGGCTGTTTCTGCCATCACACACCCCACCGTTTCAGAGTTGTCCAAGCCAGCTTGCGCAGGGATGCGCCGGACTGGCGGTTGTTGAGGATCGCGTGGGCTTCGGTGCGCCATTTCGCGATTACGGTTGCCGGGATCACCATGTCGGCAGGCCCAGAATTTCGAGGGCCGCCTTTGCAGCGTTGCCCAGAGGTTCACGCAATTCAGACAGTGCATAGAACAGGGTCGGCAGTGCGATCAGAAGCGGCACCACAACGGCGGCACAACGTTTCACGTCATGCCAGGGAGACAGCTCCGGCTCCCACTCGCAGTCATGGACTTCTGGCGTGTTGCGGATCATGTGTTCGTTTATGCGGGTCATGACTGAGTCTCAACTTCTGTGATTTTCCCATCGGTCAGCGTGTACCAAGTGTCAGCTTTCAGGCCGCGCTTGCCGATAACCCCGGTGACGAATTTCAACGGCTTGCCGTCATCGTCATAGTGAACAAGCGCGATTGGTGTGCCGTTCGCGCCTTTTACTTTCGAGAAACGACCAAGAGACGCGCTAACGCCGTTGTCGCCCATGGTTTGATCACGGGAACCATCCCCGGTGCTGGCGTTGCGGGCGTAATTCCCGGTGCTGGCGTTGTGGGCATCATCCCCGGTGCTGGCGTTGTG